CAGCCGTCTTCACTCACCTTAACCGGCACTAGATCGTCTCCGTCACGTCCATGCACTAAGACCTTTAGCTTGCCGTCATCCGTCACCCTCGCTATTTTCCTACCGTCTACTATCCTTGCATCCATATTATCACCACCTGCCTAACTATCCAGTATCTCTTGGAGTCTTGCCGACCTCTTCGGCTTCGGCTTAGGCTTCGGCTTAGGCTTCGGCTTCGGCTGTTCCTCAGGCTTAGGCTTAGGCTTAGGCTGCTCCTCATCGGCAAATATGGTTACACCGAACGACCTGCTTTGCTTGATGAAATCTATCTCCTCTTTGGAGCTTGTTACATAGACTCCATCCTGAAACCTTATGCGTCTGCCAGGAGACTCCTTTGTCATAGGCTCCATTACCATTACCAGGTTGTAATGTGGAGTCCTAAATATCATTTCTGCACCTCCTAAATGATAAGAAGAGGGGGATGACTCCCCCTCAGTCTAGCTACACGTTCTCGTCTCTCGCTACTCCCTTAATGAGAGTATGTGCCTTTGGCAGGTGGACTTCGACGCCAAACTCCGTCCAGTATTCATCGAGCCAACCATGCCGGTCGTTTTCCTGTAGGTTGATGTCCAGCTTGGTATCGCATCCTACAAGCGGTCTGTAGTAGATATGGCCCATATCCACTATCAATCCCATACCATCATACCCATGTGAGAAGGTCTTGGACACTACTATGTTGAGTTCGCCATGAGCACTCAAGTACTTCTGGATGCGAACTCCGTATGTCTTCTGTCCTACCTCGGTTGTCAGTTTCTCGGCGCTGATTTGGTTTATCTGGCTGATGATGCGCGGACACGCTACAAGCAGCTTCTTGTCGCTGCCGTACTGGAACGCCATCTCGCACACCAGTTCAAACTCTTCTTCGGTGATGCTTCGGTTCCCCTGGAAGTCATAGACGTTACCGCCCTCCTCCACAAAGGACATGATTCCCCTTGTGGTGCGCCGTCGCGCTGCAACGTCGTCCTTCAGCTCACCGAATAGCATTGTCCTTTCCAATTCCAACCGGTGCTCCAGCGCCTTCCTCCGCCTCAGCCTCTTGCGCTCACTCTCGCTGGTTCTGAGGGCAATCTTCTCGCCCCTTAGCGAGCCGTTAAACGGAGTCCTAATCTCCTGAGTGACGTTATAGCGCTCTGTCGGCTGGTCTACCCTGGTCTCAGGAGCAAGGGAGTTCTCTTCCATTGCGTTGCCGAGCTTGAGAATGTAATGCGGGGTGTCGACTTTGGCAATACCAGCAGCGTTTGTTGAGCCATAGCCCCGCGATACGGTAACAGTGTTTGTGTTTCGGTTTACGGCTGAAACAAACAGCTGCTCGCCTGTTTCGGTGATTTTTAGTATGTCTTTCGCACTGATATGTGCTACATCAGCGAGGACTATCTGAGTATCAGTTGCAGCGAGTGCCGCCGTTTTTGTGCTGAACGTAGTCCACCACGGCGCTGGTTCCTCGTCATACCAGTAAAACTTCTCCGAGTCTACGACCTTCTTCCGCGCCCTCATCATGAATACAGCGAACGGAGAAGCGTCCGGTATCAGTTGTGCTATTTGCTTGTCAACATCAAATCTCTTCCTAGTTGCTGAAATATCATATATACTTGCTGGCCCTACCGCCATTTGATACACCTCCTAATAAATTAGCGGTAGGCTCTTCTGCCTAACCGCTATAAGTCATCGAATATTCCTGTTGGTTCACCGCTACCGAAAATGTCCTCTAGGAACGCCTTCTCAGCATCCTGTGGCTTGGCAGTCCTTGCACCGCTACTACCTGGCAGCCTCGCTGCTGCTTTGCCGGCCTCTGTTTGTGCTGTCTGAGAGGCTGCTACTAGATGCCTCGCTTTCGCCATCTGGTACGCCGTTTCCATGCCATCCGGCATAGCTGCAAGCATCGGCTGAGTTTGGTAAATTTGCATCATGTCTTGTGCGTAGTCCTTGAAGTCGGGGTATTTCGCTGCAAGCTCCAGGGCTTGCCTATTGAAATACTCCTGCATCATGAACTGTTGCACTGGTGCTACCGCCTGACCAATCTTCTGCTCAATCTGTTGTAGCCGTTCTGACATCACCTTTTCCTGTTGCCTGATCAGCGCCTTGGTCAGTCCGGGATATAGCTGCTCAAACTCTGCAAGCAACTCGTCATATTCGTCCTTTGCTTGCTGCTGCTCAGGCGTCGGCTGCTGTTGTCCCATTTGGGGCAGCGCCTGCAAGTACCCCTGCAACATGTAGAGTTGCTGTCTCAGCTGCTCTTTCTCTTCATCCCGTGCACCAAGTTTCCGCTCAAGCTCCTGATAGGATTTGACCAGGTCGTCTACACTCTTGAACTTTCCAAGTAACGGTTCGCCTTGTAACGGTTCGCCTTCTGTCTGTTCCGGTTCCTCGCTTGTGTCCTCGGTACTTCCTTCAGGTTGTCCTTCCGGGCCTGTCGCCTGCTCCTCAAAGTCTTGTCCGGTTTCCGGGGACTCGTCGAGTTCGAGCAGGTCGTCATCGAAGATACCATTTGCCATTACGTCTTAACCCCTTTCTTTGTCCAGCCGGTTGTTCACATAGCTAAGCACTCGTTCCATGCCCGTTATCTCACCCTGGAGGCGGGCAATATCGGAGAGGTCGTCGAAGCGCTCAACCTGGAGCCGTCTGGTTATGGATGTGAGGGACTCTCTTATAAACCCCTCTATAAGCAGCCAGCCCTCGCTATGTGCAAGAGCTGACAACTTCGCCTTATCTTCTTTTGTGAGCTTCACTCAATCACGCTCCTACGCAAACCTTCTGGTGGAGGTTCTATGCCGGGCATCATACCGGGTGGCGCTCCCATGCCCGGCATCGGCTGCCCAACCTGTGGCTGCCGCATCTGCGCCAAAGCTGCTTGCGCTTCCGCTGCCTGCTGCATTTGCATAACTTCCTCTTGCGAATACATGAATTTATCTACATTGCGGAAATCAAATGAATTCAACCATTCCCTAGTTAGCTCATATTTCTTGATGAACGGGTTATTCGTCTGTATCGCAAATGCGAGCGCCTGTGTGAGTTGCTGACGCCGAAGCTCCTTGTTGCTGGCCGGGTCTGTCGAGGCCCCTGCCGGTCGATAATCGTATTCACCTATGATTTCATGAGGCCCTACCATCTGCCATTCTTGGGTTGCTCTGTCACCGAATAGCTGTACCATCCTGGGAGAATCTATAAACTGCTGGTTGTTGCAATCCATTAGCATTGCCATACGGCGAATGCCGAGAGAATCGAACAACAAAATCTTCACATCAAACCTAAGCGCTGCATTGCTTGCCTGGGTCATTGTGGCGGTGGCAGTCTCGCGATGGTCAGGAGACATGCCACGTATCACGTTGGGTGTTGCAAGGGTGCTCTCCATATCTTGTTTGATGACCTGCTCTTCGTTGTATGCGCTTCCGGTTACGTCTGGGGTGACTAGTGGTTGAATATCGCCTTGCGGATTATCTACTTCGATGATGCCATGAGGACGTGAGATTAGTTGCTCTTCGTCGATGCCTCGCCTGACTATCCACATGCGGTTCAGTACCAGGCTCACGTTGTCTATGCGCTGGTTTCTGTGGGTATTTAGTTCGGCCTGCAAGTGCTCAATGAGCTGCACTGCACTCATGCCGAATATCTGATTCGGGAGCTTCTCAAAGCTCACCACGACAAACGGCTTCTTTCCGTGGCGCCAGTATGGATTCTCACCGTCATACGCTAGCTGCTTGCGGTTGACCAGGATTGCGTGACGCTCATCCTCCCAATAGTGGAGCACTTCAAACAGGTGTCCTTTGGCACCTTCCTTCGGCCAGTAGCCGTCAGACGCTTCAGGAGTCAGCCCCACGCTAGACATCAGCTCCCATGCGCCGTCATGTAGCTCGCCCTGTGCGCCTCGCAAGGCTTCCCAGTCGAGGGGATACACCTCACCGCTTCCGGCAGCCTCTAACACCTGCAACTTCTCCTCCAGTTGCTCCTGAGTGCACCACTCCCTCTGGAACACGAACCGGCAGGAATCTACGTCTCGGCCCCTCGGATCGGGCCAGAAGTCGAAGAAGTTTATATTGACAAGCTCATTATCATCCCACACCACCGCTTCACGCTCCACCGTTTGCCACCCTATCACCATAGGCGTAGGCTCCGGTATTCCGGCCATCGGGTTATACACTATATCAATCACCGGCTCCCGTGTCCGGATCATGCGCTTCTCATATCGCCACCCTACGCCAAGTATGGCAGCGGGGAAGATAAGCATCGACGTTATAAAGTCGTAGAACACCGACACCACATTATTCCGCTCCAGCTGCTGATCCACCAAGGCCGCGGCCAGGCGCGCCTTGGCCTCATTCACTTCCATCATCTCAGGAGTTGCGCCCTGCGGGGATGGGAGGAAATCGATGTATGGACGGCTCACGCCGAAGAAGCTCTTAATAAGCCTAGCCCGCCAGGTGTCTACGGCCTCATACGTTCGGGGAATGTGCAGGTTCGACCGCCCCTGTTGCTCTTCAGAGAGTGCCTTGCGCCAGCCTACGTATAGCTGATAGCATCGAGTTGCCACATCGTAGTACTGACTGCGCCATGAGTCGGCATACTCGAACCGCTGAAGGAGTTCGGCAGTCTGCTCTTGTCTAGCGTCATGGTCGTGCCCCGCTTCCCGCGCCATCCCTGGTTCTATTATCATGTCGGTTAGCTGTATATCCATGTTACAGCCTCCTAATAGCCTGTTATCTCACTTATTACGGGCTTTATCCGCTCTTTCTTCCACTTCCTGCGCCTTTCGCGCTCCTCCTCCTCCACAGTTAGGGGAGGCCGGGACATGATGCCATACCTCACAGACTCCGGCCCGTGATCCTCGCACGCATCCGACACATCCTCCGGGTTGTGCGTATCGTGTATCAGCGCCGGGAGGGTGCGTATCAGATTGTGGCATGTGTTGAACACCGCCAGCCTCGCTACCTCTACGCCCTGCTCATCAGTATACGGCTTGAGATACTCACGCATCAACCGCCAGCCCGGTACTCGCCTGTCATCAGCCCGGATGATACCGGTAAGTCCGGCTTGCACCAGCAGCTCATACCCGGCTACTCCGGTGTCCTGTCGCCTGTTCCAGAGGTCAGGGCTTGCCACAGTGTAGTCGATGTGCTCGTGCGCCGGGGTTAGCTCTCTGATGCGCTTTGCAGCTTCGCTCAATATCAGATCCGGCTGATACAGCTCCCGGTAGATATAGCACCGCCCAGACTGATCCACCGCCCACCAGTAGCAGGCCGTGCAATCCAGACCGTAGTCCAGGCTCCGGAATCTCTTCCACCAGTGCGGTATAGTGAAAGGCTCCACCACGTGTATGTCGGGACGCCACTCCTTGAAATACTGCCCCGCGAACACACTCCAATCGCCCTCTAATAGCTGTCGCCGCACTATCTCAGGCTGTGCTTCAAGCCTTGCTCTGTAGCCGGGGTCACGCTGCTCCAGGATTACGTTATCGCTGAGGAACGCAGGGATGAAGAGATGCTTCTCAAAGACGCCCGGCTCCACTTCCACCTCGTGGACAACCTCAGGAGGGCCGGGATCTATGAATTCCGCCTGTGCCCAAAGGTGCCCTACGTTGCCGGGATTGCTTGCCAGGGCCATAAATGGAATCACGCCGTCCCGTGTTGCCCGGTTCCGGGTGCGAAGGTATCTGTATTGACTTCTCAAAAACTGAGTGGCTTCGTCAATCAACACGATGTCAAACTGCTGAGACTGGTAGTTGTATACATCCTCCTCGGCCTTGCAGTGGCAGAACTGGAGGACGGAACCCGTGGGGAATGTCCACCTGCGCTGCCCTCCGTTCCACTTCGCCCAGCCGGACATCAGCTCATGTGACCTCATGATAGCCCCGCCTGGCCCTTCCAGCATAGGGTACTCTCGCCGGAAATACCCGATACTTATGCCTGGATACGTTAGCCCTGCTACAATCCCGGCCATTAGAAGCGCATCTGATTTGCCCCCGCCTGCTGCCCCGCCATAGAGGATGACCTCTGCTCTCGGCTCAGTCGGCCCGCCACCCTCGAAAGGATGGCTGAGGCCACAGGCCCGAAGAAAGGACATCTGCCGGGACTGTTGCGCCCATTCGATCGTTATGTCGGCCTTACGGTTACGCGCCACCATCCTCACCCTCACTAGGGGGGATGAAGCTCACTGTTAGAGGCTTGCCACCGGCGCCGGTGAGTTCGGTGGACGTGCGCTCCTTGTATTTATCGGGCATGGCGCCTTTCAGGAGGAACATCAACAAAGCGTCCGAATATCGCCTAATTACGCCGCATTGCTTGCCCTGGTAGAATACGGGCTCCTCCACACCTTCTACAGCCCGCCTCTTGGCCTCCGCCTCCAGGCGCTGCGCTGCTTGCTCCATGGCATCCTCATACGCTGCTGCATATACCGGATCTGCCTCCAGCCACTGATAATGCGCGCTCCGTGCTATATTTGCGATTTCCGCTGCTACGGTTATGTTTCCAGTACGTGCTAGGGCAGCCAAAAACGCCCGTTTTTTCGGACTGCGTATCTTTTTATAGTGTCCAGTTTTATCCAGAGTTTTGTCTAGTTGCGCCATACAGCCACCTCCTTCCAAAGCAAAGCCCCGACGCTCGTATCATCACGCCGGGGCCTCGGGCCTGGGATCGTATCTCGCGCCGTGCCCGATAAACTTATCTCACCAACGGCAGCGCAGGCTGTACCTCTGCCATGCGCTTGCGGATGATCTCGCAGTATTCCGGTTCGCGCTCGATGCCGATGTATTGGAACCCCTCACGCTTTGCCGCCACAAGCGTCGATCCGCTGCCTGCGAACGGATCAAGCACAATTCCGCCAGGCGGCGTGACCAATCGGCAAAGCCACGCCATAAGATCGGTCGGTTTGACGGTTGGATGTGTATTGCGCTCTAAGATTTCTTCACCTCGCCAATCACTATTCCGGTCCTGTTTCGACGCCTTTTTACATAATTCCGGCGGCGTGACGTTGAAATATTTACTGAAAAAGGCGTCCGGCTCTGTCGTGACGCAGTTGGCGGGGAAACGGCCAACAGCTAACCGTGCTTCCGCGTTCCGCGGCATACCCTTCGCGCTCATCATTAACGCATTTCCGCCCGGTTTATTCGCAGCCGGTTGATTGATACGCTCCTCGTCACCAATCCTACACCCATCAATATTTAACGCACCTGTACCCCACCGCTCCACGTTGTCCGCCACCGTTCCGATAAGCGGCTTTCTCGCCATAATAATCGGCTCATGTGCTGGTTTTAGCGCAGTTCCCCATCCGTCCCATTTCTTGGCTAGGTCGGTTGCGGGTGCGGTTATGTCGTAGGTTTCTTTATATCCGACTATATGACTTCCGTTTCTGCGGCTCTCTCCTTTTGCC